TTCCTCCACCACTGGCGGTGGAGGAACTGGAGGAACCTCCACTGCCGGTTGTGGTGCCTCCATCAGGTCGGTGACGTCCGCTCCGACCGGTGGCACAGATCCAGCCGCTTGGCTATCTACGTAATTCGGAGTTTCCGGAGGCGCGGCTGGTGGATTACGTTGTGGCGGCTCGTAGGGGAGTTCCGGCTGCACGTCTGGCGGTGGACGGCGAGCGCGCATACTCGAGACCGCCCCGCCGCCTCCGCCCATGACGCCACCGGTAATCGCGCCGAGGACCGCTTCCTGATCGACGTTCTCCCACGCTGGACGCCCGGTCGCGAGGTTCTGGGCGACGGCTTCCTGCACCGACTGCGGCAGTTCTTCGAGGAGGCCCTCCTGCGCGGCCGCCCCGACCATCATCTTGACGATCGTGCCCTTGGCTGCGGGGTTCTGCTGCGCACCAGCCAGGAGCGCATCGACGTCTGGGAACCCGAATTTCTGCGCGAGTTTGCCGCCGAGTAACCCGAGACCACCTGTGACAGCGCCTGAGACCCCGGCGATCGCCGCTTGTCTTGGGGTGATCTCGCCGCCAGAGGCTTGGCGGGCCTGCTCTGCACCAGTGCCGGCCGTGACCGCACCCTCGCCGATGGCCGCTGCAGCGACGGGCCCGGCCGCTTTCGCCACGCCACGCGCGACGCCAGCGCCGCCGAGCATCGACGGGGCTGATTCGATCGCGGTCTGGGCAATGACCGAGGGATTCTGGATAGCCGCCGCGGCCGTGGGTAGGATGCCCTCGGCGTTCGATACGTTGGCTTGCGCCGCCTTCTGGGCGTCGGAGTAGAACCCGCCGAGGATCTTCCGCGCTTCGCCGGGCTGGAAGCCGACCTGCTCGAGTGCTCGAGCGAGCCGGCCGCCCTTGGCTGAGAGCGCGCCTTGCCCCGGGCCCTGGAACAACTCACGCGCGCCGAACTCAGCCGAGAGCAGCCCAAGGTCAGCCAAGCCCACCGCGGCCTCTGGGACGCCTATCGCGCCGTTCAGCATGGCGATGCCGAGATCGCGAAGAGATCCGCCCGCGGTCCGCCGTGGCTGTGACGATTCCCCGCCTTTCCCCGCGTTTACCCGCGTTTCCCCGCTTGACAACGCACCTGATTCGTCGTCGACCTGCGGACCCGGCAGATACGGGCGACCCATCAGGTGCGTGACGTCTCCGCCGATCTCCGGCACTGGCTGTGCCGGGATCTCCATCAGGGCGGTGACGTCTTCCCCGATGCCAGGAATCCGTGGTGTGCCCATTCAGCGCACCCGCTGCCACTTGCCCGTCGCCGCGTCGTAGCGCGCGACACCACCAGGCACGCCGGGAATCGGACGGAGCTCGCCTTGTTGCGCCGGAGTAGTAGATACTGGCGGCGTGGGACGCGGACTCGTCGCGGCCGGCGTGGGACTGTTCATCGTCGGCGTCGAGGGAGCCGTACTCGCCGGCATCGCTGGCGGCGTGCTCGCTTGGGGCATCGCGGGCGCTGCGGCGCTACTCGCTGGACCCATCGGCGGAGTCGGTGGCGGGGCTGGCGGCGCCACTGGACCTGCTGGTTGCCCGTAGGTCGCGAGTCTCGTGTTCCCCGGAGGCACGGGTCCCGTGCGCAGACTCGGAGGCAGCACGCGGTTCCGTGAGGCCGCTGCGAGCGACGTATCCACCTTTGGCGGTTCGTCGCTGCGCATCTCACGCCACGAGGCGGTGATCGCGCGCATCCCGTCGTGGTATTGCGTCTCGGTCATCGCTGGCGCCATATCGCCAGTGTTGGGATCGATCACAGGTGGTTTGCGGCGCTCCTTGTTCAGATCCGCAATCGCGTCAGCCTTCCACTTGTCCGCATCCCGTTCGCGCTGGCGCTTGTCTGCGGCCAGTTGACGCTCCGCGACATCATCGTTCCCGCCGCCGCTCTCTGGTTTCTCGTAGTGCGCCACTGACCTCGACTTCGAGCCGTCTGGGAGCGTCCACTCGCCTGAATCCGGGTCGCCCCATATCTCGACGGGTTTCCCATTCCAAGCGATCACGGTTTTCTGCTTGTTGGCGGTCTGGCGCAACTTCGCCATCTCCGCGTTGACGCGCTCGGCGTGGGTCATCCCCTGCTGCACGATCTGGTCGCGCACCCGTGGATCAAACACACGTGACACGCCTTCGACTGGAATGCGACGCTCCGCGAGGCGGGCGAGCGCCGAGTCCCATGAGGCTTGATCCTGCGCGGACCCAACGACCTGGGCGGTATACGCCAGCCGTTCGCGGTCTTCCTCGAGTAGGGCCTTGCGGTGTTGGAGATTCGCGGTCTCTTCCTGCTGTCCGAACTTCGCGAGCGAGATACTCGCTTCGGGATCGAGCCCGGCGACCTCTCCCGAGAGCCGCGAGTAATCGAGACTCCCGTCTGCCTTGCGGGGTGTCTTCGCGAACACGTCGCGCTTGGCCTGCTCTCGGGCACGTCCCTGATCGCGATAGGCCCGTTCCGACTCGCGCTCCTCACGCTCGACACGCCGCGCCTCTTCGCGCTCCCGCCTGATGGCCTCGCGTTCGGCGCGCTCGTCTTTGATGGCGCGGAGCCGCTCCACGTCGCCATACGCCGCGAGCGGGGAGCGAATCTGCATCGGCTGCACGCCGAGTGGAATCCGAGCGTCGATCGCCATTAGGGCCTCCACCGGATGTAGCTGATATGCACTTTCTCGTTCAACGTCCCAATGACGTAGATATCCGACAGGGCGACCGCGTGACGATCATCGAACTCAATCAGCCACGGTGGCGGCGGCTCGCCCTGCCCGTCGGGGGCCGGTAAGCGCACCGCATACGCGGCCGACGTCACCGCGTCGCTGTACCCGACGTAGCACGGCATCGTGTTTGCCGGATCGACGTGGAACTCGATGCGATTCAACGTCTCAGTGTCGTCTGTGCTGAGACGTTGCGCACTGCCCGTGAACGTCACCGTTTGACCAGCGAAGCGGCGCATTTAGTACTCCCTCGATTCGTATCGGTATCGGTAGCCGTACCGCGTAGCGCGTGCCGGAGGCGTGGCGTTGGAATCAACCAGTAAGGCGAACGGTGCCGTGAACACGATCGTGGGCGTCCCTGCCGCGATCGACGTGTCGCCTGGCACGGCGGTGGCTGTGGGCGCCGTCAGCGTGATGGTGTTCGCGCCGGCTGCGAGCGTCGCATCAGCGAACAGCGTCGCCGTCGGTGCCGTGAACGTGACGGTGTTGACGCCAGCGGCGAGAGACACGTCACCACTCGCGACAGTGGCATCTGGCGCACTGAAGGTGACCGTGTTCGCCCCCGCGGCAAGGCTCGTCTCGGCGAAGGCCGTCGCGGTCGGGGCGGTGATGGTGATGGTGTTCGCACCTGCCGACAGGGTCGCCTCAGCGAGGACCGCGGCCGACGGTGCCGTAAAGGTAACGGTATTGGTCCCGGCGTCGAGCGTTTGATTCCCACCGCTACCCGCTAAGGTTGTTTGGAGGAGGTTGGACGCATAAAAGGGCGTGGAGCGCCCGTGCATGCGTGCGGGATTCTTCCACTGGCCGCCCTGGTATTTCGTGAACGGATCGTAGGTGTCGTAAACGAAATAGAAGATGTGGTCTCGACGCCTGGTCTTCGCTCTCCGCGGGAGTGGCCAATCCGACTGGACGAAGGGCCGTTCAACTACGGCATCGACCGCTGGCCGAGTCTGAATCGTGATGTGCGGCCCGCGTGGGCGCTGCTTGGGATTCGGCCAGTCCTTCAGCGAGAACGGGAATGGGGCGCCCTCGTCGATGAGCGTCGCGTCAGGGGCGGAGAACGTAACCGTATTCGCGCCCGCGGCAAGGCTCACTTCCGCGAAGGCTGTCGCGGTCGGAGCCGAGAACGTGACGGTGTTCGCCCCTGCGGCAAGGCTCGTCTCGGCAAACGCCGTCGCGGTCGGCGCGGTGAACGTAATGGTATTGACGCCAGCGGCTACCGATACCTCCGTCGTGACGGCTGCACTTGGCGCCGTGAATGTGATCGTGTTCGTGCCAGCTTCCAGCGTGGCGTCACCTGGCACGTAGAGTAAGTGGCTATGCCCAATCGCCGGAGTCGGCCACCTGAGTCGCGGGGATGGATTCGGCCAAGAGGTCTTAACGAACGGCACCCCGCCCTCGATGAGCGTGGCGTCTGGCGCCGTGAACGTGACGGTGTTGACCCCCGCGCTGACGTCCACGTTCCCCGGCGACGCCGTCGCTGTGGGTGCGGTGAACGTAATCGTGTTCTCACCAGCCTCCAGCGTGGCATCACTCGCCCCGAGCGTGGACAGGAGGAGGTTCTGGGTGATGGTCCGCGCCTGCGTCGAGCTACGCGGCGTGGACCGAATATAGATTTCGAGTCGCTGGACGCCCTGGCCTTCGACGGGCGCTTCAGGCGCGAGGACCGTCTGATGGTTGTGCGTGATCGTGCGAGACGCGATACCCGTTCGGCGGCGTGGCTGCGCGAGTGGCGTCGCCATCATCGCGGCGGCGGCGAAGGCTAGCGGGGCTGGAATCGGGATATTCGGATGGAAGGCAACGGTATAGGCGGACCAGTCGTCGAGTGTGCCGGTAACGTCCCAGACTCCAGCATCGTCTGATGTCGCTGTCGCTTGTTTTCCTGCTGCACCAATCGTGACGTTCGTCGTAACGGCACCGGCAGTGCCGGAATCCGCCCACAACTGTCCTAATGTATAGCCAGTAGGATAGGTGGTGACTCCGGTCTGCTCCCCCTCCATGAGGTAGGTCGTGAGGAAGAGATAGTCCTTTGACCCACCAGTCGGCGTTACTGCTGTCGCATTTGGCTCAGTCCCTGTCCCAGTTGCAACTGTTGAAATTTCAGGAGCCTGTGCTAGCGGGTCGATGGCCCCAGAAATCGCATAAGCAACCGCAGCAAACCTTTCGTTTCCAGACGACAGCGTAATGGTGGTGCCGCCTTCAGTCCCATCGGCTCGCTTCCACGCAATGGCGATCTGACCAGTCGCCGCATCGGGTGATGCATCGACTAACTCGTTCCACTCACCAACAGCCCCCGGCCACCCTATCGCTCCGTCCGCAGAACTTCTGAAGATGACCAGTAAGGTATCCCCGCCAAACACAGTCGCGGGCAGGTTGACAACAGGAGTGGCTGAGGCTGATGTGCCTCTAGTAATGATTTGATCGCGAATAGCCGGCGATGCCATTTACATGCGCCGGCTATCGAGTTGCGTGATGAAGGGGAGGCCCGACGCGGCTAATCCGAAGACGGCTGCGATCGAACACCAGTCGTCCAAGTTGCCAGTTGACGAACCTTTTGTCCATGCGGGGTTGTCGTTGCCTGCCGACACGGCCTTGTAGGCCATCGCGCCCACAGCGACGGCAAGCGATTCCTCTACGATGATGTTCGTGAAGCCGTTCGTTGCTGTGATCGGGGCGTTTGACATCGTTCCAAACAATCCGATAATGATGCCGTCGCCGGTCACAGTGACAGTAGGGCCGGTCACCGTCGTGCCGTCGCCTTCCGACGAGTCCGTATCTTGCGGAGTGGGAGTCAGGCCGCGAAGCACGAGTCCGAACAACACCGCGTCGTTTCGCGGCGGAGTGACGGCATAGGTCGCGGTGACGATCGTGGTCGCGGCGACCGGAGTCAACACCCATCGCATGAACGTACGTTGACTGTTCGCGGCATGGAGACGCGAGATCCCGGTCTCGTAGGTGTTGAGTTGGTCGTCGGCAATCGTCGCCTGCGTGCCGTTCTCATACTGCGTGTGTCCAACAACGATGATGTCGCCAGCGGCGATACCTGTCAGCGTGACGGTCGTTGTGCCGCCTCCGGCATTGTTCGAGTGGAGTCCTTTTTCACTATCGACGACCGAGAATGCCATTACCGCAACCTCACTCGGTCAGACTCGCCCCAACAATCTGAGCCGTTCTCGACTTCGCACCCGTAGCTCGCCACCCAGAGTTCAAGATTGGTGTAGCCACCAGTGCTCACCGTATGCGGCGAGGCCGGGCGCGGGTGCGTGCCGCTACTATGGTCAATGGTGTTGACGGTGAACGTAGGCCAAGTGCCTGGCGATCCCTCTCCAAACGTGGAACTCGTCTTGATTGATCCAGTGTAGGCCCCGACCTCAGTCACCATGCGTGAATCGTGTGAATTGCGGCTCACCGGGAACGCCCCGCTGTTCGCCAACACATAGGCTTCGGTGGCTGATCCACTAAGAATCGTCACGACATCGAGAATGTTGACGCCCGTGCTTACTTCAAGTTCAACGGGCGGTGTGCCTACGTTGGGATCGGGCCGACCAGCCGGGTTGTAGAACATCGTCCACGCTGTCCCGCCGTTTGGATCAGAGACGTTGTCGTCTCGGTAGATTTTGTAAGTGCCCCCACTAAAGTTGCAGGTGCCGTTATCGTCCCACTGAATTGCAACGGGGCCATCGGGGTCCGTGGGGCCTTTGATATACGATTGGCCTTGGAAAATCGAGTAGACGCTCCCATCCGTTGGGCCGTTTTGTGATCCCGGAGGGGCAGTCCCATCTGAACACGTAAACCAATGCGCCCGAGACGCATCGGTATTCGCGGCGTTGTAGCAGACGTTGTTGATAAATGCCGCTTCAGTTTGCTGCCACTGCCAGATACATCCACGACGGGGCATGTGGGCGAAGAGATTCCGGATGTAACTAACATTTGTTATTGGGCTCGCTCCGGACGTGCCCGCAGCAATAGGACCACCGCTGCCAATCTCTGCACTGTTGAGCCCTTCCGTGATGAACGAATTGGAATAGGTGACGTTGCCGAATGTCGGATTCCCAAAAGCCGACGTGCTTTCGTTGTTGGACCAGAAAATCGACACATGGTCGATGACGATATTCGCGTTTGCCCCACCATCAGGGTATTGAATAGTCAAGCCACCGTTTGAGTCACATGTGCCACCTGGAGCGACCACGACATGTCGAATGACCACATCGTGGGCCGTGTCTGTGCTGAAACCAGAGACGTAGATGCCGCATCCCTTGACTGCGAACCCAGGCTGAGGAGCCGTTTCACCAGCCACGAACACATATGGATCGTTGATCTCGATACTCGTGGTCAGTGTTACCAGCCCACTTGTCTCAAAAATAACGATGCGAGGATCGTGGTCGCAATCTATCTCACTGGTCCCGCCACCTGTGCCTGCGAGTGCCTCTCGCAGTGACCCGTCGCCTGAGTTATTCGTGTTCGTGACGCGGCAAATATCCGGTGTGGCCGAGCCAGCGTAGGCGTGGCGCGTTGTGGACCCGAATCCCTCGGCGCCTGGGAAGGCGACTTGAGCCGAGGCAGGCGCCGCAGCGAGCGCGAGTGCGACTGCCGCGATGCCGATCCCTATACGCACGTTGCCCTCCACCACTGCCATTTCTTGTTCGCTTTCTTCGTCTGCACTAGCGTCCAGCCGTCCGCCTGCATCGCCGCGGCGTTCGCTGCCGCCTTGGTCGCGTCCCATTGGAAGTCGCTTTGGAACGTGAACGGCGCTCCGTAGTAGACGCCGAGGTAGACGCACGTCTTGATTGGCGGCGGAGGAGGAGGCGTCCCGGCCTGAAAGGGCACCGATGGCGGGCCATACGTGCCGTCCTCTTTGAGCGCCGCCATCTTGTAGCCAGTCCCGTAGGGAAGGGCCTGAATCTGCGCGGCAATCAACGCGCGGCAGTCCTTCGTCGGGTCTGCTTGGTCGTCGCCATACGCTTCGACCGGATCGATGACTGGCACTTCCTGCACCAGCTTCGGCACGAGCCCGCATTCGACCGTGTAGACCTGGCTGGAGACCACCGCGCCAGCGGCGTTGAAGACCACCAGCGTTACGAGTTGGGCGAGGAGGAATGGAATCATGATCGGGTGAAGGTCGAACTCAGTGGCATGAACGTCGCGCTGCCTCTCTTGATCGACGCCTTGTAACTCCCGTTGGGGAGTTCGGCGACTTGCTGCGTCACATCGACGCGGCATTCGTAGGTCGTTACGTCCTGCACGACCGGGTAGTAGAACGTCGTCGGGTTGACGAAGGGGCCAGACTCCTCGACGAACGTATACCCGCCACAGTCAGCCTTGTTGTAGCCCCGGATAGAGACATGCACGTCGACGTTGGGGTCCGTGGCCGTCGAGGCGAAGATCGCCACGGTGACCGAGATATCCGAACTCGGTGTCGTCACGATGCCTTGCGCGTGAGCGGAGATTACCGCCCACGCCACAAGTGCCGCGATCAGACAGGCCCGCCGCATGACGGGTTACAGCGTTTCGAACATCAACGTCGATTGAATCGACGCCGTCGCGTTGCCCGTGAAGAAGTTGAGCGACAGTTCCCCGAAGCTCGCCGCCTTCCCCAAGTAGCTGATGATCTGGTCTGGGCCGTTCGTCCAGCGGACGATGCCGCCGAAGGCGTTGAAGCCGCAGCCGACCAACATCCCGAGCGTGTTACTGCGCCCTGGCTTGGTTGTGGAGACCGCGAACGCCGTGGCGTTCGTGCCAAGGGCCTCAGTCGAGGGATCGAGCGCCGCCATACGGAGCGCCGTCAAGGTTGCTCCGACGGTGGACGTGCGCCCGAAGCACGCGATTTGCGGCGCAGACGCGGCGGCCTGCCCGGCAAGGTAAATCTCGCGCATTTCCCCGCGCTGGACCGTGGTCCCGCCCTGAATCGTGTGGTGATTGCTGTCCGTGAACGAGGTTGTATCGGCCACGCCAGAGCCAGTCGTCCACGTTGGAATTGAAGTTGACCATCGAGCCATGTGTGAGACTCCTCTTTACTTCCGTGTTAGTTCCGCCTCGAACGCGGACTCTTGTTGTGATCGCCACGCCTCGTAGTCAGGCCCCCAGACCGCGGCCTTCATCGCGACCTCTCCCTTGCTGGAGATGCGAATCCGCGTCTGCCAGGTGTGGGTCTCTTCGTTCCATTCCGGTGCGACCGCTGCGTGCGTGATGTGCCAGGAGATTGCGTCGAAGTCGCAGTGAATCTCGAATCCCGCCGTGCGCGCCTTGTCGCAGAAATAGAGATCGTCGGTGCGCCACGTCTCGTTGACGTTGAACCAGGGGTAGTCGAGCCTTGTGAGGACCGAGGTCTTGACCAGCACACCACCGAGCCCGCACGCATCAACGGCATGTAGCCCGCGCTTATTCTCCAGACTCAGAGGAAACACATCGTTGTGCCCCTTGAGTCGCTCGAAGATGTAGGGTTGCCAGGGGAATTCCTTCGTGAGGAGATTCACCGTCACGATGTCTTTGCCGTGCGACAGGAGCCGCAAGACGGTGTCGGGCTCGAGAAGTTGGTCGTCATCCAAGAAGAAGCAGTATTCAGAGCCGTGCAGCAGGGCATCCCGCACACCCTTGCACCGGTTGTCGTGTGGGAAGAAGCCAGGATAGAGGTCGGCCGATGAGCCGGGAGGCAACCGCAGCTGAAGCAACATCGAGAAGAACTCGACGTGGCGCGCGTGGTCTGGGCGGCACGGCACAATCACGTGGACGGTGCCAGGGCGCACAACGTAGTCGATGGCTTCAGGTGCAACGGTCGGCAGCATATGGGATGTGTTCTCCTTACACGTCTGTGAGCGTGATCGATGACGGCACGGCGATGGTCGGCGCCGCTTGGCCAGACACATCAGCGGGCGTCACCAGCGACTTCGGGTGTTCAGGGTCTCCCGCGTATTTCTCGATGAGCGCCTCCGCGCGATCGAGCTGCAGCATGAAGGGCACGCACTGACCCGTGACGGCGCGAACCTTCTCGCACTCGTCGCAGATGTAGCCGTAGCACTTCTGACACACCGCTCGCGCACGCACGCGGCCAGGATTAAGCACAACCGTCCGTTGACAGTGCCGGCAGGACTTCGTGTCCCGCTCCAAGAGTTGCCCGCCTGGCGCCGTGATAAACCCCGCGGGTAGCGTGGCCGGGTCTATGCCTGGGCTCTCGCGGTGGTCGATCTCAAGAAACCCGGCGCCGTCGTTCAAGGAGTGCTTCATTTCGGTGTCACCGTCACTACGGCGAGAGATCGACTGCCGCACTGACAGGACGCGACAGGCAGGATCGTTCGCCATTCATATCGACAGAGCTTGCAAAACCAGTGGTGCGTCATCGAAAGAGCCCTAGAAACCGCTGCAAGAGCGGAGGCGTGATCGGTGGAGGAGGCGGCGGCGCAAGATGCTGCTCGCGCGAAATGTCCCCGCCAGGGAACGCAGGCGTGTATTCCACAAGCGTGATCCCCTCCCAACCGCACCCAGGCATCGGGCACCCCATCTCCGGTTGCCACTCCACTTCGACGATCCCGCCTGCAGGGATCACGCGGAATGGAGCCGAGTCCGGGTCACACCCATCGAACGGAGCAATCCACTCGCGCCCGCAAGACTGGCAGAACCAACGTCGCTGTTTCACAGCCCGCCCTTCCGACGATGCTCTTTGTATTCACGGATCGTCATGCCGCGCTGGCAGGCAGGGCACAGCACGGGATTGCTTTTCCAGCCGCGCTCCTCGATGAGCCCGTTCCATGTGAGGTCTGAAGAGGGCAGTTTCGAATGCCCTCCCTTGACCGCGACGAAGTTGCTCGGCCCGTCTGGGCGTTCGTCACGCGCGTGGATGGTGATGGTCGCCTTCTTCGGCTCGTGGCCTGGCTTCCCGATCGTGCACTTCGGGCCAGTGCACACCCACGTCACGTGGTATTTCATCGTGCCGGAGAGGTCGCGCACTTCCACCGGTGTAATGGGCGTCACCTGCTGGACGGCGGCCGTGGCGCCAGTGCCGGACTTGCGAAAGAAATTGAACATCGACACGTCACGCCCCCTGTAATGCGCCGCCAGAAGCGGGCGCTTGGAATTGCACCGTAATGTTGCCGCCGTTGGTCGGAGTGTCAGTAAGATCGTAGCCAGCCCAGACCGGCGCCGTCGCATCCGAGCCCGTGTGCCGGAAGAGGATCGCGCCCTGCACCGTTTCGCCAGTCACCAACGACGTGAACACCGGATCAGTGGCGTCGAGATACGCGACGTTGGCGGAGTCATCCTCTGTGATCGTTTCGCCCGCGAGCGTTTGACGCGAATAGCCGCCGACGCTGACTTCGTTGGTGCCAGGCACGAGGTCGTCGATCACGTTGTCGTCGATGTCCAGCACGCTGTAGGTCTTCAGGAGGAGCACGCGCAGATCCTGGGCGGCCACATCGAGGGTAAAGACCTCGTATTTGCCTCTATTCGTTACCATGTTCGCCATCGGTCTCTCTCTTTTCCGTTATCCGAGCGTGACGTTGGTGAGCGCGACGACGTGCCACAGGCCGTTCACCGCAACGATTTGAAAGCCGTCTCCGACGGCGCCCGCGAACGTCGCGACGTCGGCGCCTGCACCAGCACCCGCGAATCCCCCTGACAGCGTGACCGTATGCGCGAACGCGGTCGTCGCGCGAATGTGCATCACGAATCCCTCCTCAAGTGAGGTCGGATTCGTGAGGGTCATCGCCGCGGCTGATGTCTTGCTGATTTTGTGGAGCCCGTGGACGACCGACAACGCGCCATCGGCGGTATAGTTCACCCGTTCGAATCCGGTGCGATTCGGATCCCCCTGCCGATAGGGGTCCACTTCGCGCACGAGCGTGGCATCGACGCGCTGCACGCGCACCTTGTAGGCGAAGGCCGCATCAATCCAGATGCTCACGGGCGTATTGGACCCGTTGACCGGGCGCCCGCCCTCATCGAGCGAGACGTTCGCGCCAAGCGTCGTGAGAAGCTCTTGGTCCTCGTAGACGTCAATCGGCGTGGCGGATCCGGTGATGAAGAACAGCACACCCCCGAACGCGAGCGGTGAGCCGTCGTCGTCTCGGAACTGCGGATACGGAGGGACGAATAACGCGCCAGCCATTACGAGAGCACCACGTTTCTGCTCGCGACGAGATGCCAAAACCCATCGACGGCGATGAGCGTGATCCCGTCGCCGATCGCGCCGCCAAAGGTCGCCGTATCGACACCCGCCCCGTTCCCCGCGATACCCGAGGTAATCAACACGACGTGCGCGAAGGCTGTCGCGGCTTGGAGATGCAGTTCGATCCCTTCCTCGACGTCAGTCGGCTCGGTGAGCGCGCACAGCATGGCGGCCGTCGGCGGCTCGAATCGGTGCACGCCATACACGGGCGTAAGCACCGTGGGATTCGTCCGCACAGACTGTGACTGCGGAATGAGCGGACTCGGATCGGGTTGTCGATACCCCGGCACAGACCACACGGTTGATCCGTCCGAGGCTTTGACCGTGATGTCGTAGGCCACGAGCGGATCGACCCAGATGTTGACCGGCGCTCCGCCGTCGCCTTGGAGACGGCCCGTCGCGTTCAGCTGCACATACGATCCGAGCGTCGGAACGCGGTGCCCTTCTTTGAAATCGCCGGCCGTGATGATGGCCTGGTGCGACCAGACACGCGACGGTTCGCCGTCCACGAGGAACGACAGCGAGCCATTGACGAGGGGAATCCCGTCGATGGTGTCGAACTCCGGGTAGGGCGTGACAAAGAGCGCCCCCGCCATCAGATCAGCCTCCGCTGCAGATAGGGGATGGTCTGTCCGTAGTCGGCGATGTTGCCGAAGGTGTTTCCCCACGCGTTGGCCGCACCGACCTGGCCCGCGGCGGTCGCGTTGCCTTGGTTCTGCATGATGTCGGAGCCTTGCGCGCCGAAGGTGCCCGAGGCGTTGTTCAGACCGCCCGCGGCCGCGAGGCCGTAGTCGGCGACGCGGAACTGGCGGTCCCAGGCGTCGTTCTCAGTCGCGCGGCCTTGGTTGAAGCTGTTCGTCCAGTTGTTCGTCTGCGAGCCGAAGCGGCCCGCCTCGTTGCGGTCGTGGACGCCCGCCCGCGTCTGGTAGCCCTGAAGCGCCTGATTGAACCGTTGCGCGTTGTCGTTCGAGAACGTGCCGTAGTTGGTGTTGTAGGCGCCCAGGGCCTCGTTGTACGTCTTGTCGGCCTCGCCTGAGCGCCTGGACCTGTCGCCGGAGAACGTGTCGTAATTCGTCCCGTAGGTGCTCAGTTGCCGGTTGTAGACGTCGCCCAAGTGCGTCGCGGCGAGCCCTTGTCCGAATTCCTCAAGCTCGTTCGCCAGACCGGGGTTGTTCAGATACCCGCCCGCGGCCGCTGCACGCTTGCGAGCCTCGATGCCTTGGTTCTGAAGGAACTGATACCCCTCGTCGTTTTCGAGGTCCGATGCGTCGAACTTGAACGTCTGGCCCCACGGGTCGTCGAGATCCTCTGGCCGCGTGGGCGCGGTAAACGTCTGCCCCCACTGGTCCATCGTGCCCTCTGGCGCCTGGAACGTCTCTCCGTAGGGCTGATAGGGTGTCGGCGCTTGCAGGCTCGTGTACGGGGCGTAGGCGCTCCCGAGCGACGTGCCACCAGTGAACGAGCCGCTAGATGGCGCTGGTGCGGCTGGCCCTGCGGGTTGCTGGCCGAATTGATTGAGCAGGAGTTGGGCGTCGCCCTGGTCGGCGGCATTGGCTGTTCCTGCCGGAGCTGCGGCGCGCTGCGCGTTGAGATACGGTTCGATTCGATCCTTGTACGGGTCGATGTTGGGATCGTTTGCCCATTGCTCGATACCGGGAATCCCGCGATACGCCTGCGGAATCACGGCCCAATGCAAGGACTCGCGGCCGGTATCCTTCACCCACTGCTGTTGATTCGCCTGTTCCGCCAACGGCGCCCCCTGTTCCGCGGTCATCACTGACATCAGAGACTCTCCATTACCGGCGCACCGAGCCGTATCCAGACAAGGGCACACCCTGCGGGATGGCTCGTTGGAGCGTGTCGAGCGCGCCCCGTCCAGCGGTCATGTAGGGCTGCAGGTTCTGCTGTTGGTTCACGTACTGCTCGCGCAGGAAGTTCAGCGCGCGATCGCCCGCCTCGGTCTGCGTCTGGGCCGCGTTGTTGGCCGCGCGTGACTGCATCACGCCCCCGATGATGTTGGCCCCGGCGTTGATGCCCAAGGGCAAGGCGAGGCTCTTGAGGCCCGAGAAGATGCCTCCAGCCGCCGCTGGCGCTGTGGCGCCGATGGTCCCGACGGCCGGCGCGACGCTCGTCGCCGCCGCCGCGGGTGCCATCGTCCATCCCATGTTCGCCATATTCGCCGCGCCAGTGGCGGCCGATGGCGCGGCATCGAGGGCCGCCGCGCCTCCCGCTGCCGCTCCGCTGCCACCCGAGAGCAGGCCGGGGAACACTCCAGGAATCCCAAACAGGGAGAGGGCGACCCCGCCCGCAATCGGTCCATATCGCTTCAGTTGCTTCCCGAATCCCTCGTTCTGGTTCGCATTCCCGCTGCCGTCGATCTCGAGCCCGCCGATATCCCCCACGTTGGACTTGACCCACGCCTCGGCCTGCTTGCGCTGCTGGTCAGAGAGCCGCCACGCCTGGCCCGGCGCCACGTTCGTGTTGACGCCAAGCGATTGCAGGTATTGCTGATACCGAGGATTCGCCCGAAGCTGTTGGTTGAACTGGTCGAGTTGTTGCTCGTTCTGCTTCGCCATCGTTACCCCTGCACTTCGAACGAAATCTGTCCGTAAACGTGCGCGCCGTCCGCGACGGCGGTCCAGACCGCTGAATCGAGGCGGCGGACGTACAGCACAGCGACGTTCTCCGACGCTTCAATGACGGCAGGCACCCATCCGGCGTCATACGCAACGGCCGCGGTGTGCATCGAGCGACTCGGGAGAAATCCGCCAGGAATCGCAATCGCGAGTCGCACATCAGGCACGCCGCCGATCGACGTGAATTCCAGAATGAACGACACCGTCATCGTGCGACCGTTAAGGGTGTAGGCAAACGTCACGACGTCGCCAACCGCCACCGTCCATGTCATCGCGCCCGTGCCGGCGAAATCGGCGGCACTGAAGGTCACAGCTTGCCACTGCCCGCGACGCCATAACCCCTCAAGAAAGTGCGTGATCGAGGGATACGCCGCCTTTCGTTGGTGATCCACGAGTGGTTCTGTGCGGAAGTTCGGGAGATGGGTGATCTTCATTTCAAGCCCACCCGCACCTGGAGATCGGCGCCCGCAATCCCAAGGACCACCGCCCGGTTCGTCGAGCCGCCGTCTACGATCACGTCGTAGATACGCGCACGCGAGCGCCCGAGGTTGGTCCAGAACACGCGACGGCCATACTCGCCCTCGACGCCCAGTTGCGCCTTGCGCTCGGCACTCCACGTCTTGCCGTTGTCATCCGAATAGCGCATCGAGATGTAGTGATTCAGCGCATCGTCCGCGACGTCCGGATCGTCAAGCGTCTCGACGGCCAGGCCGGTGTCCATGTCCAGTTCGAGGCGGTCGTGGAACACCATGCGCCCCTCGGCGTGCACGTAGGGGCATCGACGGACCCGACGGATCGTCCACGAGGGGGATTGCGGGGTCTCGGTGGTCGGCAGCTCTCGGGAGTAGCGGTCGTGCATTTCGCACACGATCGCGTCATCGTTGATGGCAAACCACGGATTCAGCCCGCGCATCCCGACGAGATGCTTCCCAAAGGCGTAGGTGTGGCAGAGTCCCTGATACGCGAGATAGCTACCCGTGCCCGCATTCCAGAGCAACCGCTCGTGCCACACGCGCGTGAGCGTGTCGTAGACCCACGTCTGGTCATCGAACGACAGCACGTAGAACCCGTGTTCCCCATCTTCGTAGAACCACGCGCGGGCGAGCTCCGGATGCTCGGAGTCGCGGAGCGCCTGGTGCACCGCGGCGCTCCCGATGGGCACGGCATTGAAGCCGGCGGCCGCCACAATCGTGGCTGGCCCGCGCTCCGAGCCTTGAATGTAGAAGATGGATTCTTTCCCCTTCGCGAGCGAGGCGGGCGCGAGAATGCCGGTCTCAAGGGGCACAGGCCGCGGCGTCCACGGATAGCGAAGGTCGCCCGTGTTGGTATACGCCTCGGTCGTCTGCGTCCCGAACAACAGCAGTTCGCCGTGGTCGAACACCGCGGCCACAATGGCGTCGGTCGTCTTCGACTTGACGCTGATATCGGCAGCCGCCCACGTGAGTCCATCGCTCAGCGTGCTGAACGAAAACTGTGTTTTGTTGACCCCGACCGCGACGAAGTAGCCGTCGGCAAACCCGCCCCAGATCACGGGATCAGGGAATTGCGCGTCGGTGATTTGCGTAAAGACGTTGGTGTCGAGGTTGAAGATGTAGCCCTTCCCACCCGCAATCACCATTACCTGGCGCCCGATGCCGTTACTCACGATCTGGGCCGCCGTCGTGTCGGCGTCGAGGACGAGGGTCCCGCGGAGCGTGTTCTGCCCGTTGTCTTCGAATAGCTCGTAGAACCCCATCCCGGCGACCGCGAACGCTCGGGCCTCGATGGTCGCGAGTCCCACGCAGTGATTCCGCGCGCCAGTCAGAATGTAGGCTTCAGAGAATCCCGGCGACGGACGCAGCCAGACGCGCGCCTTCGGTGTGCCGTCCGCGAAATCGGGATAGAAATTGATGCACTGCTCGGCGTTGACATTCGGCGAGCGCGCCTGACCACTGCCGTTGACGAAGCCAGTGAAGGGCGCCATCTATTCCCCCGTCTCCATGAGCCATCCGGAGTCGGCATCGGAGAAATACCCGTTCGGGTCGGCGGCCATCTCTTCTGGGCCTTCGTTGAGCGAGGCAATCGCGCCGCGTGTATCGGCCGCCTCGGCGAGGAGCATGGGGTCTTCGTTGACGTTGATCCGGAACGGTCCGGCGAGCCAGACGGCGAGGTTACTGACCAAGGCCGCCTCGTAGCCCTCGTCGAAGTAGTGCCCGGTCACGAGATCGGTGAACTGCGCGATGAGTGGCTTGTAGTAGAGGACGAGTGTCATCGTCGCGCTCGGCGGCGGGAACAGCGTGATCGTCGCGACCGGGACGGTCGGCTCGACGTAGATCGACTGCGGCATTCCCGTCTGCGTGACGCCCTTGTCGCTCTCGGCCTGGTAGCGTTGTGGGGTCAGAATCCCGAGCTTGTGCTCGCGGTCCTCACCAGAGGCGATCACCGCGGCCGCTTCCAGAAAGCGAAGGCGGTCGCCCGCGAAATCAGGCGTGTGCCCGGCCTCGCCAATCGTGTAGTTCCCGTCGGATGCCGTGATGCTGAACACGCTGCGCTGGCGCACCGGAGGCAGGAGCGTCTTCGTGTTCCAGAGCCCCACCATCCGTCGCAGCACACCGAGCCCCTGCGCGGCATCCTCAGCTGAGAGATCGTTCTGCGGATCCTTGGCGCCGAGTCGCTCGAGTGCGGCGCTGATGAGGGCCTCGCCCGTCAGGGATGTCAAATGGACGGCTCCACAAGAAAAAAGCCCGGCGCGGAGTCGCAGTGGACTCAACACGCCGGGCCTCGGTTTGTTCGATAGCCCGACCGGTTCTAACGATGTTCTAACGCGTCAGTCGACGCAGCCGACGAATCGCGTCAGCTTGCCGTCGACTATGCCGAGGAGCACTAACCAACGGGCGCGCTTCTCCCGGCACGTCTGTCGAATCTCCTGTTCGCCTGCCTCGATGTTCCCGGCGAGCGCCTGCTGCTGGTCCTCCGGTGACTGCTTTGAGACGGACTGCTGTACCTGCGTGAGTTGCTGCTGGAGCTGCAGGAATAGCTTGGTCTGATTCGCGAGCTGCTGCTGCAGTTCGGTGACCTGCTTCTGGAGCGCCGTGAATTCAGCCGGGACGGCTTCCGGTGTCTCCTGGGCGACCACGGACACGGTCACCGCGAGCACGGCGATCAGGGTGAGGGCGAACAGTCTAGTCATATGTCCTATTGTCGACCATTTCAGAAGATACCCCGAAGCGCACTCGGGCTTTGTGGCCCGCCTTGCCCCTCATTGCCGCGCGTCACTGTCAAGATATCGACTCCCGTGAGCACAGAGGCATCAAAACAGCGCACCGTGATGACGTTGACGCCAACGACGAGCGGCACGTCAGACGCAGAGAAATCGCCCATATCTAACGTCATCGCGACTTGCCCCTGCCCTTGATTGCTTTCGTACGTGCAACTCACGACGCCGACATTGTCGGTCACAGCCCCAGACAGCGTTGCGAGCGTCGCCTCCTCGGTAAAATAGCCAGGGTCCGTCGTCGGCACGGCGATGACCGGAACCGGAGGGTCTTCGTCTGGGCCAGCATCGACATTGCCGATCTCGCCGTCGTCCCAAGCCGTTCCGACGCCGACGGAACAATCAGCGACCGTGCCCCCTTGAAATCCGGAGCCGACGTCCGCCGTGCCCTTAATCACGTCATCAACAACGAGATAGAGGAAGACGCCGTCTCGCCGTGCTTCAACGAATGACGCGCCAGGCGTGATCGTTCCCACGTTAATTCCGGACTGGTACACGTGATCGAGCGCGCCGTTCGTGTACCGACCGATCAAGTTATTCGCCGAGGCGCCAGACGCCTCAACCTGCACAAAGAGCCCAGAGAGATCGTTGTTTTGTCCCGTCGTCCCGGTGACGTTGACGCAGAGGCGGAGTTGCTTGGAGACCGCGGCAATGTCGAAGACCTTTACCTTGAAATACTGATTCGTCGTAAGCGAGAACCCGGTAAACGCCGACGCATCGAACGCAAAGACGTTCGTGCGGCATTGACCGGAGGTCATGCCGTACGCGGCCTGCGTCGAGCCGTAATGCGTAAAGTGCACGCCGCGCGACGGCCACGCCACCGACGACGAGCAATCTTCTGTATAGGGCAAGGACGACACCACCGCCCGGCGCAACACCGAAGCCGTCGAATTACCTGTCAACGTGCCATCGCTACCCGTGACCGTGTACGTATTCGTACCGGAATTGATTTCTCCTGCGGTAATCGTCCAGTTCGAGCCAACGAGCACCGGCGCCGGCGTCGTCCCTCCGCCGTTGCTATTCGACCTCGAGACGCTGCTGCACGCGCCGCTGTCATCGGTACAGGTTCCGGAGAAGTTCAGCGTTGACGCCGTCGTATTAAAGAAGGCCGCAGGCGACGTGATCGCGATGGACGGCGACGAATTCGGTGGCGGACTCCCAGACACTAACGGATGCGGATAGGTGTATGGGGTGATCGCACCATCGGACCACGCACCAGCAACACAGATATCGAGCCTCCCGTCAGCTCCGGCCGGAGCAGACGCCCCGTTATCATGCGAAAAAACAGTCCCTTCGCCATCCGTTGAATCCCATTCGCCTGCGTTCGTCACCCAATAGGCAGCACCGGACGTGCACGACGTTGGACGGTTCGCAAGCGTTCCACGACCGACACCTGAAGTGCAGGCGCTTGGAGCGGCACAGCCAGAGTTATCAAGGTAGTACTGGATATTCTCAAATTGAACCGTGTCAGACGCATTCCGAAAGTGTTCGGCGTTCTGGAGTGAGCCGTTGACGAGGTTGTTGACGATGTAGATCGGTTCAATCGCCTGATTCGGCCATGTCGTTGGCGTGAAGAACGTTCCAGAGATGTAGTCGCCTTGCCCCGCGCCAGCCCCATCGAAGAGGCGATACCCAGAGGCCGTCGCATTCTGATCGGCAGGACTGGTATAGGTGATCGTTCCTGTCGCAGAGGCTGCCGGACACCCACCGGGGATTGTGTAGCGGGAGCTGTTCGTGGATGTTCCACCACATCCCAAGCCTGGGGTATACGCGATCCAGTTGCCATTGAACCCGGCCGGACTCGCCCCGGCGATGGTGATCCATGCCCCTCCACCGTTGCCGTCGTCGCACGTTCCAGCCCGCGCCGTGGTCAGCGTCACGATCGCCACGCCAGCACTGCACGTCAGGCTCGAGACGGATCGTTGACCAGACGCGCCGAACACGTAGAACGTCCGTGTCTCCGATGTCACCCCGCGATATGTGACAAGCCCGATAAACTCGTTGACGAACCCTCCGGAACCAATCGTGAGACGGTTGTCAATCACCGGCCCCGTCCCACCGCGCGTGCTGATGATGCCAGCCGTCACCGCACTCGCTGGCACGTCAAAGGTGTTCTGGAGGAGTCCGAAGAATCGTGAACTGCGAACCGCGCGCCCACCAGTCTCAGCCCCGTGGTTGGAGAGGTTGGCGCAGTTGTGCATCCGGTTGCGGCGGAACCATGACCGCGCGCCGCTATGCTGATCTGATCCCCACACGAACCCGACTTGACAAAACTGTGTCGGTCCTCCCCAGGTAAAGTCGTTGTCTTCGATGAAAAAGAAGTCGTCGGAGTTGATGTTGGTCGGCTCAGACCACGACTTGTCGCCGTACTGACCGACGCCTAAGTACGAATACAAATGGACGAGAAAAATACACTGTGACGTGTTGAACGTGCAGACATTGTGATCCATCACACCGAAGATGCCGTTGCCGTGCATCATCACGGCTCTCGCCTGACCGCTCTGCACGAATACGTTATGGTCGATGCGGAGGTTATCTGTCTGGCCGTTGATGTTGATCATCCCGCCGCCAGAGTTTCCGTCATTCCCGCACGAGTTCACAAAGGAGAACCCGGTCAGGCGCGGTGTGCCGCCGCTGGTGTTCCACACGAGTGACGCTTGCCCTCCACAGACACCAGCTGTAATCAGCGTGGACGAGGATCCAGCCCCAGCGAGCGTGACATTGCGACCCGAGAGAACGACTTGCCTTGTCCACGTGCACGAGCCGGCCGGCACGGTCACTGTTCCGCCGTCCGCCGTCGCCGCGATGGCTTCGTTGATATGGTTGAGTGCGTTTGTGCTGTTGCACGAGGCCGCCGTCACCGCGTCAGCCGAGGACGCCGACGCTAGGAGCGCGAGCGCGAAGACGACGCCAGCGACCACTACGCGCATGGCACACTCACCCCGAGTAAGAGCAACCCGCAACTCCCTCCTCCGCCGCCTTGCGGTGCCTCAAAATTATCTCCAGCCCATGAGTCGATTGTCCCAGAGCCGTAAACAGCCATGCCGCCGCTACCGCTCGAAAACGTGTTGTCTGTCAACACGCCGCCAGCACACCCGGAGCCAGCATCGCAGGTCATCTCGGATCCGTTCTTGTAGACATAGAACCGTGCGCCCGCGATCGCGATCTTCATCGTGTCGGCCGTCGTGCCAGACTCCGAATACTCGCCAATTACCGCACACGACGACGGTGCAGCATCCGAGCACTCCTGCACATTGCACGGCGCGCTCGCATTGCCACAAAACAAGTAATAGCCTCGGGAATTGTCATCTCCAGCCCCATCAGCGAGCCGCACCGCAGGCGCCGCAAATTGGCCGCTCCCAACCGTGCCAAGTACGATTTCTGTGTATTGGTCGTCGCCGAATGCATCGGTCGCCCATAACGCAACCTGATACGCCTCTGCGAATCCCGCACACGCACCAAGCCCGTCATAGGCCAGGAGGTTTTGGGTGATACCAGTCCAGTCACTATCGAGCCCTGCGCCCGCGTTGTTGCAATTCGCGCTCGCCGGAAGCGCGGCCTGCACGCTACCGACAAACGCGAACACTCCGGCGAGCGAGAGCGCGAGGATCAGGCGTTTCATCACAGAATATCGAGCGCGGTGTTGAGATTCGTTGCGGTGACGAGCGCGCCGAACGCCGCGACGAATTCGTTTTTCCGCGTAACCACTTGGTTATCGGCCGCGGTCAACGCGCCCTCAACAACAGCCTTTTGCGCGAGCCGATGCCGGCGTAATTTCTGCTGGAGGTCTTTCACTAGCGTTTCGTTGACTGTCAACGTGTCAGCCGCAGTCAACGCGATCGTTGTATTGGCCGGCACCAGCAACGGCGCCGCGATCGCCGCGTCCTCGGCAACGATCTCGCGCCTCACCGCCGCGGCCATCAACTTCTCTTGGTCGGCTCTCGTCGCCGCCGCTTCACAGATGAACGTCTGTGAACCAACGATCGGTCCGACGGCTGACCCGTCGTGGTAGTCGGCAACGAACTTGAGCGACCGACCCTCCCGAACTTGCGTCTTAACAGTGAAGTGTGTCCGCGCCATGTATCAGCTCTCAATCGTGAAGTAAGAGACGAGCACGTTGCAGGAACCACCAACCGGGTCAGCGATCGTCAACCGCAAATCCTCGCCGTCAGCACCAACGCCGATAATCCCCGAGCCGTCGCCGCGGATTCTGCCGCCGCCTTGTGGAATACCGTCCCAGGCGAGCACCACGCCAGCCGTCCCGGTATGCGCGCCTGATGGCACGTTCGCCGTACCGAACCCCATACGCATCGACGTATCGTCGGACGTGTCCGGGTCGCAGGTGACATCGGCCTCAGTCACAACGACCTTGCAACCGGTGCCACACGTCGCCATTGCAAGATCGGTCTGTGCACCGTCCGCGTCCTGTACTTGAAATTCGTAGGTTTGGATATTCGGGTGGCCGCCGAGCACAAACAGCACACCATCGCGGTTCGCATGTGCGCGCGTCACATCGCCAGCCGTCACCGCGGTTGGGTCCGCGCCGTACGCCAGCGCAGTCACGCCCATCGTGAGCGGGTTTCCCGTGGCGGGTGAATCGTGCGCCGCATTCCCGACCGCCGTGATCACTGAAGCCGACGTCGTGATCACAGGAAAGGGGTTATTCGAGTCCACGCCGACAGCCCCACTCGCTGATGGAATTGCCATCCCGAACAATTCGATCGTGTCCGTGCCGGCTGCGGTGTGATAGTTCTGGGTTTGGCTCTCCGGTATCGTGATCGGAGTGGTCGACCCATTTGAAACGATGTAGGTGTAGGACGGGTTCGAGCCGGAAATCGCTGCACCAGCGATTTCGTTCTGTGTACGAACTGCTCGGGTCGCGGTGAGCCCTGCCATCCCGTAGTCGTTATCCGTCAGCGTCGTTGGCGCCGATTCGTAGACGCCGAACAAGCCCTGTCCCACCGTGGTATTCGCGACGAACGCGGCGCCATCGGTCAGACCAGACGCCACGCCGCTCGTGACACTGACCTTCAGTTCACGGTTGGTCGTGAGGCCAGCGGCGCACGTGTCACCCGTCGTGCAGGTTGACGGCGAGGCTTCGTAGAACCCCATGATGGGCGTGCCAGCCGTCGAGCCTGCTGTGTAGGTCGCGCCGTCCGCTTGTGATGTGCCGCCAGTGCCGCCGCCTGCTTCGACCGCGACACGGAGGAGGCCGGCCTCCGTCAGCGACAGCGCGCTCGATTGCGCGTTGGTGTAGGACGGCGCCGCCGTGGTGACCGCGCCGAAGATGAGCGCACCTGGCTGACCGCTCGTCGCGGCGTTCTGTGCGAGCCCAGGTAAGAGGTCGAGTCCGCCGCTCTGCACGTCGAGGTTGGTCGCTGAGACCGTGACCGCGACGCCAGAGGCGATGCCCTGAATCGATCGGACCTGGCTATCAGACGATCCCGCCGTGCCGAAGGCATCGTTATGCGTCGTGTTGAACGCGGTCGTGCTGAGAATGTCCGCGCCCCCGCTCTGCACGTCGAGATCGGTCGCGCCGACCGTGACGGTGCCCGTGACGCGGGTAACGTCGACCTCGAGCCCGTTCGCCGCGGTGCCTTGCGCGGCGACGAGCGTATTCCCGGCGCCCTCCATCATCATCGCCGTGCCGACGATCGTCGCGTCGATGTCCGCTTCGGTGTATTGGATGCCGCCGCCGATGCCGACCGCGTCTGCCGCGATAGTGACGCGAATCGAGTCGTTCGCCACGTCACCGACGGAATCGCCTCCGCCGTCTTCGAGGTCCGTCACGGACACCGCAGAAGGGACAGCGCCGCCTGCTCCGCCACCGCCAGCGCCACCGCTATCTGAATTGCCCATCCAAATAGCTGGTTGGCCAGACGTGTAGGCCGTTAGGCAGACGCGGAAGCTGTTCAAGCCTCCGACGTTGCCGGTCCAGCTACCTTGGGCGGTGACTTCAGTGAGGAGGGCTGGCGTTGTGTCGCTGCGATCTGTCGCCGTGATGGCGTCGTAGCGCACACCATCGATCGAGCCCTGGAACTCCGCCGTCCACGTGCCGGTGCCGTTGATCTGGACGCCGATGCTGCCCTTGTTCGCGACAGGGTAGCCAGGTGTGCACGTGACGGACGAGAGAATGAAAGGCCCAGAGGTCTGGGCCTGGACTGGCGTGGTGAAGGCGAATAGCGCCCCGAGAAGGAGCGCGAGCCCCACCCATGCGCGTCGAGTCATGACGGTCACTCCTTACGCGCGAGGGTTAGGGTGCGGCTTCGAGTTGGACCCAGTTAATGAGCGGGTTCGGCCCATCTGTGCCAGCCGTCAGAAAGCTGAGGAACGGATAGAGCTGGACGCCAGCCGTGAGCGTCGACCCGGTCTCGGTCATCGTGATCGCCGTGAACGTGGTGCCTGAAGCCGCTGTGTAGTAGGCCGTTGGCACGCCTGCGGCACTGATGCAGGACTTGAACGTGCGCGTCTCGCCGTCCGCCATGTTCACGCCGGAGTCGTCCTCGTCGGTCGCCTCCGAGACTTCCTGTCTCGAGAGAATCGAGCCGTCCGTGGCGGTGACCCCGACCGTGTTCCACACCGTATAGCCCTGGTAGTTGGCCGCGTCGGTCCACGTCGCGTTGTCACGCCAGCCGATCACGAGTTGGTCGGTGCCGCTGATGTCCGTGAGCGTGAGGTTGACGGTGAGACACGCGCCGCTTGTGCCAGCGACGATGACGCCTTCGGTGGTATTCGCCCCGTCGCCACCGAACACGATTTCGACGCCCTCGTTGTCGGTCGTGTTGTCGCCTTTGATATCCAGCGAACCGTCGACAACCGCCCACGAACTCGCGGTCTTGCCGAGTTCCTCGCGGTAGGAGATCAGCCCAAGCGGCGAGCCCATCACGACGTTGTCGTCGGTGTCGGTGACCGACTTAATCAGGAGCCCGGTCGCGTCGTTCTCGGCGACGATGTAGCCCTGGTCGAAGCTGTCGCGCACGAACCATCGGCCGGTGACCGTGGACGTACCAGAGAGCGTCTGCGTGGCGTCGGTCACGGCGAGCGTGCCGCTCGTATCAGGGAACGTGAACGTGCGATCCGCCGTGGGGTCGGCCGCGATGAGCGTAGTTTCGTAGTCGTTGTCTGTCGCGCCTTCGAGTTTGATCGGGGCGGTGGTGTGTTTGAACAGCCACGTGCCAGCGACTTGGTAGTCCTGAAGCGGCAGGAACGCACCGCCCGAGCTGACACCCTGAGCGACGGCGAGTCCGGCCAGTGCGAGCACCGCCAGAGCCGCGTAGGTGAACGAAAAGAGCTTGCGCATGTGCGTCGGTCCTCACAAAAAAGGCAAAAGGGTTGAAGTTGGGCCGCCCGCCTCCCAGACGAGCGGCCCCGCGTCACGCCGGGGGTTTACGACGGCGTCACGCCATTCAGCGCGAGCGTGTACCACTTGGCGTCATTGCCCGCGACGACCTCAAACCCATCACCCACGGCCCCGCCGAAGGTATTGAGGTTCTCGCCCGATCCCGCAGCCGCACCCGTCACGTCAACCGTGAAGGCGTTCGCGGTGGTCGCGATGATCAGGAGGCGCTTGCCGGCATCCTGAATCGCCGGAGCCGCCAGCGTCATCGCATCGGCGCCGTTCCCGGACAACTGATGCACGCCGTCGGCGATCTGAATCGCTCCCGGCTCGGTGTAGTTGTAGACGCCGCGCGGTTTCGCCGTGGGCGGTTCGTCCGCCACGGTGACCCACACGTAGCCGTTCTCGGCGTTGCCGACCAGATCCTGGATGACCGGACCAGACGGGCCGACGACGATGCGCGGCAACACGACCTCGTTCGCGGGATCGCCGGTACCGGCTTTCCTCGAGAGCGCCAGATCGTATTGCTCGGCAATCCAGACCCGTTTGCCGGAGGGGTAGGCTTCCGGACGGGTGCCAAGGACGCCCTTCACGACGCTGCAGCGCGTGCCGCCGATCGCCGTGACCTCGTACGCCGTGCGCCCGCAAAACAGGATGTAGCCGACTTCGATGCCTGACACGCTCGCGAGATTGAGCGTGCCGTCTGCCACCGCCGCGGCAGACGCGAGAGTGGTGGAACTGAGTGTGGTGGCCATGATGGTGTCTGTGCTCCCTTTTTCCGTTACGTTTTTTCTTGACCGTTAGCGGCCGGAGACGCGCACGGCCATTTCGGGCCGCAGCACCTTCACGCCAAACAGCACATCGAGACGCGTGACGAGTTGGTCCTTGTAGCCATCCCAGAACCGCACGAACCGGATCGCGAATCCGCGCTTCTTGCTCTGCGCGCGTCCAGCCAGGTCTGCGTTCTTGGGGATGTAGAGGTCGACGAAGACGATGGTCGCGAAGTCGCGGTGGAAGCCGAGACCCTGTGAGCCGGTCCCAGAGGCCGCGCCGAACACGGTGATGGCCTTCCCATCGGCCGCCGCGTTGGTGACGTTCTGATACGCGCCTGCCGGAACCAATTCCGGGAGGAACGAGATCGTCATGTTGCCACCGGAGGGGTTGACGTCCGCGGTCACCACGAACTGGCGCAGTTCGCCGGTCGACTCCTTGGTCTCGATGTTGACCTCGTAGACGTCGCCGATCGTGAAGATGTCGCCCTTCTTGAGGCCCGTGGAGCCAGTCCAGCCGTCGGTGATGAGCGAGGTTCCGCTCTGCGCCGTCGCGGCATTGGTGAGCGGGGTGCCGGCATACGCGCCGACGGTGTGCCGCTTGACGCCTTGGGCCGCGTAGAAGTCGAAACCGACCTCGTGACCCATCATGCCGGTCTTCATCATCTGGGAGAGCGTGCCGCGGTCGTTGAACCGCGATTTCTCACCCTTGATGACCGAGCCTTCCATTGAGGGGCTGATGACCATCCGCCAGAGGTCGTCACGACCAGGGACGGCGTTGTTCGTCAGCTTGACGCCGGCGTCGATGTAGGTGTCGATCGAGTTGGGGTCGGTGCCGAGGGTGCCGACATGATTCGGGACGGACGTTGTCGCCGCCTCGTAAATCTTCATGTCGACCTTGTGTGCGATGCGGCTCACCGCGGGTCGAATGACCTGTTCGTCGTAGTCCTCGAGGTTGAGGGCTTCCTGCTCCGAGCTGTAACCGAGACCGACGTGAAGCTGTGTGTCGATGGTCAACGGAACCGTGGGGTCGCTCGGTGACTCAACGGTTAACTCCTGTCCCTCTCCACCGATGTAGTGGGGCGGGATGCGGATATCGATCGTGCGGCCCTTCTTGGTGCCGGTTCGCGAGAACTGGTCGTTGTACTGGTGATTGATCAGTCCGGCGATCACCAGGTTGTTCTCCAACCGCATGAGCGCGCGTTCGGCGATCATGCGGGGATTTGAGAATGCTGGAACACTCATAGCTGTGCCGCGAGGTCACCCGGTTTACGCGTTGGCGCGTGTCGGGATACCAAGCCTCCGCTGCCGCTCCGCTCGCTCTTTGGCTTGCCACCGATCGATGCGTGCATCGGTGTCCAAGTCCTCATCGCTCACGACGCCAGCTGATGGCCCGCCCTCGTGTTCGAGGGGTTCAGGGGCCGCAGTTGTGGGTTTGGGTCTAGGCGGAGCCTGTTTGGCCGCGGTCGCGGCTGCGTCTGCAGCGGCGAAGGCGGCTTCGCGACGGCCAATCTCGCGTAACTGTTGTGTGGGGGACATCGCCGCGAAGGCCGCGGCCGCCGTCGGGTCTTTCGCCAGGCTGTAGACGATGTGCGCGCCGTAGTCGGAGGCGTGCAACTCGTTCATCACGGGCCGAGCGACACTGATCCGGAGCTGTGGAACGACCTGGTCGTAATCGGGGTTCGTCGCCTTGAACGTGGTCAGCCGTTCTGCCGCTGTCGTGGCGAGCTCGCGTTCGGTGGCTGCGGCTCGATCGGCGTCTGCCGTCGCCCTGGCAACAGCCGCTGCGTGTTCGGCTCGTTGCTGCCTCCATGCGTCTCGCGCGTCATCTCGCGCATCGAGGAACTCTTCGTAGCTGTTGAATTCCTCGGGCGATTTCCCGAAGCGGAATGATTCGACTGCTGGTGTCTGGGGCGGCGTACCCGGTTGCGGCTCGGTCGTCCGCGCGGTGGCCTGCTGTTCCAACGCCGCGAGCCGTTGCTCGAGCAGCTCGGCGCGTCCCTCGGCCTTGTAGGCGCGTTCGGTGACGCTGTCGATGCGCTTCTGCAACCGTCCACGGGTGCGAGCCGCCGTCTTTTGCGGCGTATCGCCAGGCTGAACGTCCTCGTCATCGGTCGCGTCTGCTGTGGCCTCGGGCTTGGGTGTCGCGTCCGGATCAGGGGTCGCAGGTGTCGCAGCTTTCGCCGCGGGATCCGGTGTCGGTGCAACCTTGGGAGTCTCCGAGCCTTCGCTCGGCGTTTCCGTGGTATGCGGGGTGCCTGAGTCGTCCAGCGTGGTGCCGATTGACGTGATGTCGCTCGTGTCCTGTGTGTCCATAGCCATCGCGTTGCTCTCCTTGCGTCACGGCCCGAAGGCCGCGGATTGAAACCGCGCGTTCGCTCCAGCGCGTTCGGAGTGAGGCCCAACAACAAAAAAAGCCCGGCCCCCCTTTCGGGAGACCGGGCTCGCATGTGCGTTCGCCTCTGGTAACTCGTGTAAGTCTCGACGTGCGTCGGATGGTTCTCTCTACATCCGGCGCTCCCGCGTCGAGTCGGGAACGGCTGGCCTCACGGTCGACGCCGCATCAGCGGCACTCGGTATCGTGGCGGCAACAGCCGATCTGTTGGCCTTGTGATGCTTCTTGA